AATTTGGAGGGCGTCCGATAATCTATGGTGATTATGAAGGTCGACAACACCTGAAAGGGTGTTTACCAACTCCTGGAATAGGTTTAAAACGTAGGGTAGCTCGCTCGGTTGAGGTGGTTAATCTAGATGAGTTTCGTACCTCAGCGTTAAGTTTTTTAGGTGAGGAATATTGTAAAAATCTAGAAGTTTTGGACCGAGATGGTAGGTCGCGACCGGTGCATTCCGTGCTAACGTATCAAACGGAAAATGGATGTAATGGGTGCATTGGTCGCGATTTGAACGCAGTTCGAAATATGTGTAAGATAGTCCACTCTTATTTAGAGGATGGTTGCCGTCCCTTTAATTTTAGAAGGGGAGTGGAAGTGATTCCTAAGGAGCGACCTTGGGAGAATTCCAATTTGGTATTGGACCCTAGGTAAGACTGGGGAGTACCTGTACCATGGCCTAAATTATGGTTCCCTGGTTAGCGGTGAGATCTGTTTTAAAAGATAAGCTGTTAATTATTAACTGTAGTTTAGGTATACTTAGAGTAGGTGGCGAGAATTGATTCCTGTAGCTTTTGTTCTAATTTTTTGGAAGATCGAATTCTTGACCACTCTCTAAATTTAAAAAACATTCACCTACCGCAAAAAACTTTTTGCGATAAAGTCAAATGTGGTCTGAGATTTATAATCAAGCTGACCCCTGTCTATTTTCATTCCAGCAAGATTCGTTTCATGTGTCGGGACCTTGCTGTGAAGAAATTCCAGACCCGGATCCGGATATACAAAAATTATATGGAATGGTTACTAATAACGATCCCAGTATATCAACTCATATAACGGAAATAGAAGAGTACCCCAATCACGAACTTGATAAAGCTAGTCAACTTTACCAAAGTGCATCTGTTTTTCTCGATAATTATAGACAAGGGGTTCACCGACTATGGTATATAACCAATTGGTTTTATAGATTAGAATCACATTTTTCGCCAGACCAATTACCATATATCGCATTTATCAAAGACTATGTCACACAAGATCAATATAACTATGCACTAATTTTCTTGCCTCTTACATATGAAGAGTATAATCAAGCACTTTCCAAACAAAGTAGATCCGAGAATGAAAAAATTCATTCCCCTTGCAAATTGGACACTGAACAATCCATGAAACATGGATATCCATTTGCTAAGTGGAGTGATGAATATCAAAAATGGATTTTTATTAACCCGGAGCCTAATGAAACCCCATCTAGGCAATGTGTTCATTGTCAACAGCCAGTTATCATTGGTTATCGATGTAATACCTGTAATAAAAATGCCCAAAGTATGTCTGATCCTATATTATTGAGTAATGCTATGTCAATTTGTACATCCTGTAGTATTAACAGTGTCCATGAAAATCAATATGGTCAAAATCACGGCACACAGTTAGTCTATGCTAGACATTGTGAAAGATATCAGATAACATTCAATCACAACTTGATAATTATGCCGATGGTTATTTCCTGAAATTTGGTATCCCATATTTATTTTTGGTGAATCTTACCTCATAACATGTGTTTATCTTAAATAACTTAAGACAAACACATATTTGAAAAAGCTAAATCTCGAACCATACCTGCTTTTTCGCTTCGCTTTTTAAATATATCGTTTTGGGAATTTGGATATTAATATAGAAAAATGCCATTGCCAGGCGCTTGCATTGAGCCAATATATGAAACTCGTGGACCGGGAGCCATACCAAAAGAACATATCTGTTGGGTTCCATATTTGACTAGAAAAAGAGTGGGTGGTCCGCTCAAAAGAAAGACCACCAAGTCCATCTTATCTTATATAATCAAATAAACGTTTTACAATATAAAATTTCAAACCGTTTATTTGTATATCATTTTTTATTCTTTCGTTTATAATCACTGAACATTTTCAACGTCCAAACACGAATCAAGTATTCTATCCAACCCATAACCTATATCATATTGTAATATATTTACTTCTGAAACTTTGGAAATGATATATTACAATATGATATGGTTCGTAAATTGGAAGAAATGAATAATTTTCACTATGGTGAAAAATTTTTAAACCATATCAATGATCATAAATAGACACACCTACTTGAGAAATATCAAGTCCTGTAGTTTTAGATGAGTCATATTTCGTAGACGATGAACCTAATTCCGTCGCTAATGATAGAAAAACATTTGGTTTATCTGAAGATGATTCTGCTTGGTCACGAATCATCTTACCAAGAGGGGTTGAATCTACCGCCTTGGGTAGATCGATGATATCTTTGGGAATATTTCTATTTGTGAGAAACATAGACGCTATATTTGAGAATTCATTACAATTTCTATCAAATATGTGATATTTAGAGCCATGCCATTCTTTTGACATCTCTACACCTTTGAGCCATTCAATAAATTCACCGTTCGTTTTTGATGTCTTACCAAGAGTCAAAAGATGTGAAGATTTCATATTGGATTCCGTTTCAAATTTCTCATGTGTACATACTCTGACACCACCTTTACCGAAGAAATATTCATATCCGAAAGCAACTAAGCCAGAATGCCACATACCATCAACTTGATGTTTTAGGAAGAAAGGAGAAAATTTTTTAGTCATTCCATGTGATATATCATATATATGTATTTGAACGAGTGATTCTCCAGGATTTAAGACTATAGATTCTGGATTTTTATATTCGTCCCATTTATGTGCTTGGATCTCCTGATGACGACGTTCCCGTTCTTGTCTCTTTATTTCTCGGTGACGATTTTCTGCAAGCCTCCTTTTCTCAGCCTGACGATGTTGTTTCTCCCGTTCTTGTTGAAGTGATAACTCCTTATTCAGATGATATTGGTATCTATCATTATACAATTGAATTTGTGTTTGCTCATCTATATAACTCTGATCGTGTGTTGAACATTGTTCAGATATATTTGGAATAAAATGATTATCTAGTTTGCTTGCACATGATCCCATGATGTATTTTTTAATATAGATGTTTTACTATATATTAAAAAAGTAAGATTTATAATATATCTCACTCTCTAAATTTTTAACTCTCTAATTTTTTAAAAATTTCCGTAAAATTGAATTGGACCATTTTCACTATAGTGAAAATTTTACAAAATTTTTCTAAATTATTTATAATATCACCAACTATGAATATCCTTGTTTTTGTCTTACTTATTCTTTCTGTTCAAGCCCAATCGAACTTTATTGACTATGATTCTTGTGATTTTGCAAGTACTACTACACAGCGTGTTCAGTGGCTTGAGGAAATTATGATTGATACTCAAAATATTTTAATCAAATACGGTGTTATTACTTGGGCGGTTCAAAGCACTCTGCTGGGTATTGTTAGAGATAAGAAGACGATGCCTTGGACCTGGGATGTTGATATGCAAACGTTTGCTACCAATATTTCAACTATTTGTCAAAATACTAGTAAGGCTCACCAAGAGTTAAAGAGTAGAGGTTATAGAATTTATAATTGTATGGACAATTTTGCTCGTGTTTGTAAAGCCAATAGAACACTTGGTGCACCTAAGTATATTGTTACAGGTGAGCCAATTGAATCGCGTCTGGATATTTATGGAGCAACCCTTCGGGAAGATGGTCTTTATGATGTTATTTTTAGCAATTGTCATTGGAATCTGACGGCTAATCTCTTTCCACTAAGAAATTACTCATGGGAAAATAAAACTATTCTGGGGCCTAATAACTATAATTATTGGTTGCAATTTGGTTATGGATTTAATTGGACAGTGCCCGATAAGTATGGTGGAGGACGTGCTGATCTCTGTGTATATAATATTTCGTATAATGAGAAATTAGTATAAGTTGTTCGGATAATGTAAACTCACTTAAAATACAATTTAATGGATTTCTTATTGAGTATAAGATAATAAATGTTCTTTGAATTCGACATCATTAACCACCAGCTCAAAAATATGTTTGTTAAGTAAGTTGGCTCCACCACTTGTTTTGATTATTCCTCCAAAAAAATTACAGTGACTCCAAAATCTTGAATCCGATTTCGGGAAAACTTTGGAATTCAAAATTTTTTGAGTTTGTTCTGTATAAGGTGACTGAGGGCAAGAACTTATCCATATTTAGTTCAAAAATTTCTAGTCTGGTAACTTGTGCTTTCTGGCAATTGAAAAATAACAGATCAAGGTAGAGACAATTAGTATAACAAGTTAGAGGGTTTTCCAGTTACTACATGGTCAATTCCCACGCCGTGGTTGGAGGTGATGCTCTGGCCACGGTTCGAAATGGATCAGAAATTGAAAGTGGTTCGGATGCATCCACTCCGCAGCCTTTTGAGATTTGAGTACATATTGAGTGGTGTAGTTCGCGGGCCGTTGGCCATATCCAGTCTCATATGATATCGCACCCCTTACAACATCATACTCACCACCACCACACTGAGGTAGGTAGAGTTTGGGCCAAGTGGCGCACCACCGATGTTCATTCGTATTATCGCGCTGACATGGAAAATGTTCATTGCGGCGATGGGTAGTGGTAAGGTGGTCGAAGTCAGATCTATGGTGAACCACCTCTTCCCACTCTTGATTTCGAAGGGTGTAGTGGGTAAGCTCATTTTCATACCTTTGAACATCAACGGCGTATACCATAATTGTATCGATTTGTACTCCTTTCTTTGAAAACCACCAGGCAGAGAAATCGCCATCACACAGGTTCTCATTCAAGTAAAACCCACAGCCGAAATCCTTTTTCGACGAGCACTTGCTCAAATCAATACCGTTACGGAGAATGGCTTCCGCACACGGAAAAGTAGTGGCATGAAAAAGGAACTTGATGGTAGGTGTTGGTGTCGGGATATCCAAAAAACCACAAATTTTCAGTAAAGCGTTATTGGTATCATTATGTTTTAGAAACATGTAGTCCAGATTGATGTAGGTGTACGAAGATCCTGGTGATAAATTACAGGTGAAAGGTTTTTTAGCTTCTTGTTCTTTGTTTGGGTACAATTTGTAGTGCATGTAAAGGACGGATTCGGCCCACACCTCGAGTAAGTCCTCGAATGTCCATGGCCCGCCTGAATAAATGCAAGCAGGGTTGACGATGATGGGTTTCAATAAGAGCTCGTAGTGGGTCCACTGATCGGAATCTGGCTCACGCTTGTGCCAGTATTTGTGATACTGAAGGAGGAGGTCAATCGAATCATATGTGGGAGCGGCATCGGGCTGCATGGCGAATTCGTGCCACTTGCTGGGCAGAACACCGACTGAGAGCATGTCCGGGGGAATACATTGTACACCACTGATGATGGGTCGTGAAACATCTGCCGCTGAGACATACTCCAACTTTGGATCTGGTAGATCGATTATAAGTGCTTTCATATAAGAAAGGGTCGTTACCATATGCACTACTTCATCGAGAAGTACCATTTTGCCTGAGCTTATGGCGTCAACGAGAGATTCATCCAAACCAATCTTCGTGTATTCACCTTGTTCATACGCTTCTAGAATGTCCATCACACGTCTGGACATCCAGCCCCGAAAGCACATTGGGAACGCGAAGGTAAGCACACGGTCATCTCCCAAAACCAAGTCGACATCGCCGATTACATACGAAGTATTTCTGAATCTGACCACTCGAATGTTCTGCATAAGTGTATAATCTTATAAATGATCTTCAAATTTTTTCCGGTGAGGACACAAGACTGTCAGCAACGTTATTCATTATTAGAGGGCAGATGGATCGAAGAAGGAGAGCAATGAGTGGACGTGTCCGAGTTCCGGTGGGGACGAAAGAAGCTTGTCGTCTAGTCAACACATCTACAACATCAAATTTTGCTGTTTACTATTATCATTTAGAAGGAGAAGTTGCTCCTGATTTGCTTATGTTTGAAACTTGTTTGCTCGGTGTTGACTGGTCAACTCCAGACTATTCAAGTCTAACTTATTATAATCCCGAATACATGATAACCGGTCTTTGTTTACTAACTTTTCAAGTTTCAGTACTGGTGTTGATATTGTTCCACAGCCAACTTTAAACTATCTTATTAGGGAAACAGAGGTATCAGTGTCTGACCCTGCGAATAGGATGCGTCATGGTCCCAACGAGTTCAGCGCGACTTGGAACGAAAGGTTGGTTACTCCGTACCACCAGCCAAAATATTGTTTCGAATGCGCAAAAACTTTCAAAACTGTGTTCATCTTTTAAGGAAGCTTGTCGTCTAGATTTAAAGAGTTGCTCTACCTATGCTCGGCGCGACTGCGCCTGTTGAACATTCATTTCCTCAAAGTCACTTTTCGTCTAGCTACTGCACCGACAATTGCCATCATCCTGTGCAAACCCTAGCAAAATAACTCTCTAAATTTTCAACTCACTTATTACCATCTTGGAAACTTTGTTTCCTCCTGAAAGCAAAGTTTCCTTTGTAGAGCAAGTTTAGCTTGATATGTGTTGGGCTCCGCTCACATAATTTATATTATTTCCTAAGTAATATAAATTGCAAATGGATCGAAGATTTCTAGCAGCTTCGCCGAAGCCGAATGTTACTCTCTAAAAATTTTAACGGCTCAGAATCTTGAAAGGCTTTACACCTTTTCTCATTTTTGTCATCCTCCTGACGAAGAAGAGATTCCCAAAAAGTTTAGGATCTGTTTGAAAGCTTGAACGGAACCGATGATAAATCGCCTCTCACTGGTTCCCCGAAGGCGCCTTTGTCGAAAACCGAATATTGGAACTGGAGAAAGTAAGGTCATCCATAATGATTTTACTGAAATTCAATTTCCAACCTTTTCTGATGATGTCAGATTATAGTCTAATTTTGTTAGTTTATAATAGATCGGCATTTAAAATGAGAAAAGGTGTAAAAATACAAGTGGTAAAAATCACAACTTTGTGTAGATTCGATTTAAGGTTATCACACTATAAAAAATTATAAAACAACTTTGATTCAAAAAAATATGATTGAGTTAAAAATTAGCGATCTGTACCACGATGCACACCAGGTTCTCTCTACTAATCTGAGAGTTGCTGGTAATTTGAATTCTGATCATTTGCATCCGATTGTTGAACAGTTGTTAACAAAATGGATGAGAATTACTCTTCGAGAAAATAGAATAAATCTACAACATATTACTGAAAAAGACTTTGATGATCTCAAACATAATATACTATCAACTATTCAAAAAGCTTATTTAGAGTTGCTAAATTCGAATGAAAATACGTCATTGCAACAAGATGAAGTTGAATCGCCACCAGAAACACGAAAAACTAATCTAGAAAACGGAACTCTCGGTATGCAAACTGAAATACCTAGCACCCAAAATGAGAAACACTCAACCTCTGGTGGATTAGTGTCTTTGTCGGAGGAGGAAATCAATGCGATATCGCAACAATTTGAAACACAATTCAAACGGGCCTTTTGGGATAAAATTACTGAAGACTTAAAAGAAACACCTCCTAAAACTGACCATATTATAGTATTATTAGGGGAAATTTTAGAACGTTTAGATAAGCTTACACCAAATAATCAAAAGATTATTTATGAAAATCACGAGAATATTGATTTGTCATTATTTAAAAATTTATTTGAAAGTAGTCAATTTCACTTAGAAGCATTACAAGGAGTAGTTGTATTTTTAGTTGAAGACCGATTACAAAAATTTATCGCGCCGGCTTACGATGAAGATTTGAAACTGTGGTATTTGAATTTAAAAAATGAGATGTCTAAGGGTTTGCCATATTATGAGATAGTACCCCTAATATTTCAGGGTATTTATCAATGGTTAGAGAATGTTGAAAAAAGTCTGGAAGAATTCAACAAAGTAAGAAACAGACTTCGAAAATAATTTATCTGGCAAAATCAAGCAAAAAAAATAAAAAATATTATATAAATAATATCATGACAGAAATTAAAGTTATTTCTTATAATATTCTTAGTCCCAATTTAGTTAGTGCTCATAGCACTGAGCGTGATCCAAGATATTTGGAAGAGGATTATCGATTTGACTTAGTGCAAGAAGAGTTACGTGATTTCATTTCAGACAGTGATTATAATAGGCCCATTTTTGCTTTACAAGAAGTTGCCCAAAGTTGGGCTGATAAACTTTTAGTATTTTTTGAACAGTTCGGTTATCGGTTCTATTGGTCCAGAGGAAGTAAATACTTTAATGGATATATGGGAGTGGCCATTGCCTGGCCAGCTAACCAATATGAAATAGTCCAGATGAAAACAGTTACACCATCAGAAGATATACCGAAACCACCTAAAGACGACAAAGAAAAATATAACTATTCCTTAAATTCGCTCTGGTATAAACTAAATAAGTGGTGGTATGGATCATCTTTACCAAAGAATGAAAGGCACAAACTAATTAGTGACTGGAAATATGCTAGTTATCGTAATAATACGGCATTATTGGCAACTTTCATGCATACTAAGTTTAATCAAGGTACTTTTCTAGTGGCAAATTATCATATGCCATGTGCCTTTAAAAAACCGTTAGTAATGTTATTACATGCAGCTGCCTTATCACGAAAAGTTTTAATGGAGCAAACAACAATTGATCACCATAATCTCCCAATTATTTTGGTAGGAGATTTTAATAGTCAACCTGATTCAACAGTCTATCGGTATTTGACTAATAATTTAGAACATACCCAAAAACTGTTTGGAGAACTTGATATTGATATCAATAACAGTCAATATCAAGATTTCTATAAATTGTATGAATTTATAAGGGACTCAAGGTATAATTTTAGGAGTGCGTATTTACCTGAACCAAACTTTACTAATAGAGCAATTATTCAATTTGGCGAATCCGATCCGTACAAATTTGAAGGCTGTTTGGATTATATTTTTATTAATGAATTATGTGAAACAATTGATACTCTACCAGTGCCGACGGCAGACGATCTCCCCAGTCCAAAGTATTTACCAACTATAGATTTTCCAAGTGACCACCTTCCAATTGGCGCGACACTTCGGTTATCACTTAAAAATTCATTTAGATATCCGATGAGTACATTTACAACTTGAACATATTTATAACTTGATTATCATTGTTTTTGTTCTTTGCCCTTTTTTATTGGTCTGAATATATAGTTAACAGTATACTAGACTATGCCTTTACTGTCAACTCTATATTACGTTTAAGTTAAATATAGTCATAGACGGCGGTTGAACTAATAACCAATATTTCGTTTTCAGTTGATTTCTAGTGACCTATCTGTGAACTCGCTATTGTAATAGTTATTTACTTCCGAATTTTTGGAACTCACTTTTGAATATTGATTAAAAAATTTACTTATCTTCTAGAAACATAGAAAGTTAATTGACAGAAATGGTTCGCTCAACCAACGCACAATTTCTTTTGATTACATTATTATTAGCTAGTATTACGATAGTTCGCTTAAGTGGTTATATCTTAACCGAAATTGACGAATGTCCTAGTTACCATAATTGTATTAATAATATTACTGAAACAAGACTCGGGCATCTTCCGGTAAGTTCACTTGCTTCGACTGAGGACAAAATTGAAAATACTACAGAAAAAATAATATCTAGTAACCGACTAACAGAATGTTTTGATCAGACTTTTTGTGATTGTACAGACGATATTGTTATATGTCAATTGGAGTCTAATGATATTATGGTCGTTAATCTCTTAAGTTACGTTCTATTTTATACATTTTTCATCTATTTACTATGTAGTGGATGCCGTAGTCAAATAGACATTTTTGACAGTCAGGAAGACTATCTACGTTTCAAGATCAAATTGGGTTTGTTACTGGTTCTTTATAGTAGCTTTTTTTTACTAAATATTTTTGCTGGTTATCTGGTGCAAAAAGTGATTTATGGCTATCCCGGGTTTCAATTGAGATTAGACGTATTGGACTTTATCTGGATAGCATTTGCGATTGCCATTCCAGTTTACTTTACATGTTACCTAAGAACCAGAAGTCCAGTCTTTCGTTATATATTTGTTGCCCGAATAGAAACCAGACTCCAGAAACTAGAGCCAAGCCAGATACCAGACGATGAATGTAGTATTTGTCTTGAACCATTTAAGATGGATGAGACGAGCGGTTCTGATAGTAGTCTGAATTCACTCAGTTCATCTCTTCGTGAGGGTCTAATACGAATAAGAGAAACAAATCATATTTTACCTAAATCGGTGGTAACTACTCCTTGCAATCATATTTTTCATTTGGAATGTATTCGACCCGCATTAATAGCACAAAATAAATGTCCATTGTGTCGGACCACTATTTATGAAGAGGGCGACACTAATACTAATACTGAAACGGGCGATCAAATTCCCATCGTTAATTACCAATCAATGCGTGATGGTCCACCAAATGTTTAGAAGTATGGTATATCTTCTCGATGAAATATCATATGTCCATTAGTCTCTTTTCTTTGGAGACCATAATAAAAGCATTGTTCTATTGTTCCAAAATAATTCATATCTTGGAAAGCACTCGGATTCAAAATCGGATTTTCTTGGTAAAATTGATTACTAAAAGCCACATGTAATCCTAAATGTAAACCAGCAGCTAAATAACATTTAACACTAAGCTTTTCAGCGTTACTATGGATCCAAAGATAATCAATGACTTCAGTCCCAAAGAGAATCTGAAAAATAAAATTAATAGTCGGTTGACATAGTGCCAACCCTCTATATTTACTTCTAATGTTAACGTTTTTTAGTTCAGCGACTCTGACCACACCAAATTGATGAGTCATTCCTAAAGCTGATCCAATAAGGACACCGGTTTCAGTAGTCAGATAAAATGTCCAAATTTTGGGATTGTTCGAGTTTTCTAATTGGAAAATAACAAAATATTTATTCCTAGCATGATCAGATATAACTTTGTATATGTATCTGTATTGGTCATCAATCATATTTCTATAATATGTAACATACAAAGACATTATATAAATATTTCAACTTATATGATGCACTTGATTTCTATTAATGATGTTCCCATTAATAATCTCGATCCATTACAGTTGCGAAAATCTTGGCACTGACTAAATATGGATCAATGTTACTTCCGGGACGTCGATCCTCGAAATATCCCCTTTTATTTTGAATGGTTTCCCCTCCAATTCTAACACTTGCACCGCGATCCCCTTGACCTGATGTAAATTCATCCCAACGTGCAGTTTCATGGGCACCAGTCAATCGATCTTGATTACCCTCACCATAAATTTCCATATGTTCTAAATGTCGTCCTCTTAGTCTTTCAATTGCTTCATTGATATAATCCAAACCTGTTCGGGTTTCTGTGCCATCACGCATATTTCTAGTACTAAAATTGACATGGCAACCAGAACCGTTCCAATCACCCTTAACTGGTTTAACACTCCAATCAACATCCATCCCATGATCAGATGCAATTCTTTCCAAAAGATAACGAGCTGCTAACATATGATCGCCTAAACTAATCCCCTCACATGGGCCAATTTGAAATTCCCATTGTCCTGGCGCCACTTCAGCATTGGTACCACTAATATTAATACCTGCGTTTACACACGCTAAAAGATGCTCATCGGTTATATCTCGTCCAGGATTTCGAACACCGCTGCAATAATAAGGTCCCTGAGATTCAGGTAATCCATGTTCCGGGAAACCTAAAGGTTTCCCAGTTTTTTGGTCAACCAGGAAATATTCTTGTTCAAATCCAAACCATGGTGTTTCCATATTCTCAGGACCAGAAAACAATTTATCAGCCTTTGCTCGATGATTATTACTTAAAGGCTCACCTTTACTATTATAAGTATCACAGATAACCATATAGGTACATATATTAGAGCATTCGGAGAGTAGTAATGGATTAAGAAATTTACATCGAGGAATGATAGTAATTTCAGAATCATTTCCAGATGCTTGGCCGGTGGAACTACCATCATAATTCCAAACTGGAGGCAAATTATCAGTATCACCAATAACTCTGGTTTTAGAACGAAATTTACTCTCACTGTCTAACCAAATGTATTCAAAAATACACGGTTTGGTCATTGAAAAGTTAATCAAGATATAAGTTTAAAAGATCTGATTTTTTTTTCGGCAAACGAAAAAATGATCTCAATTTGAAAAATATATTATTTGATGAAATCTTACTTCGTTACTACACCGATTTATTATGTTAACGCCAGTCCACATATTGGACATTATTATTCTACTCTAATCGCAGATGTCTTGGCCCGATGGCATCGTCAAAACGGTAAGACTGTCAATTTCCAAACAGGTACTGATGAACATGGTCAGAAAATAGAACAAGAAGCAAATCGTCTTGGTCAAACACCACAAGAATTCACTGATAGAATAGCTACACAATTCGAAGACACCTTTAGGGCCGCTGGCTTTACTTACGACCGATTTATTCGAACTAGTGAAAAAATTCATTGCCAAACTGTACAAAAACTCTGGCACATGTTAACCAAACAAAACTATATTTATATGGGAAAATATAGCGGTTGGTATAACGTTTCCGATGAGACATTTGTTCCTAAACAACAAGTGGAGATGAGAACTAAGAATTCCCAAGAAGAACAATATTATTGTATCAACACTGGTAAACAATTGGTTTGGCAAGAAGAAGACAATTATCTTTTTCGTCTTTCGAGTTTCCAAGATCGATTACTTGAACATTATAAGAATAACCCTAACTGGATCGTACCGCAATCAAGACAGCGTGAAATTATTAAATTCGTTGAAGGAGGTCTCGAAGATCTCAGTGTTTCCCGTAAACGCTCAACTTGCAATTGGGGTATTGAAATTTCAGAAAATGATATTATTTATGTCTGGCTTGATGCCCTAACAAACTATCTTTCTGGTACACTAAATCAGACAGAACATAAACATGATCACGACACTCCTGTTTCCACTGAACTTTATAACACTAACATCTGGCCAGCAGATGTTCATGTCGTCGGTAAAGATATTCTAAAATTTCATGCTGTTTATTGGCCAGCATTTCTAATGGCAGTTGGATTTCCATTACCCAAGAAAATCATAGCTCATGGTTGGTGGACTCGCGATGGAGAAAAAATATCAAAGAGTACTGGTAATGTTTTTGATCCCATCGAAAAGAGTAAAGAATACTCGACTGACATAGTTAGATATTATTTACTAAGGGAAACTGGTTTTGGAACCGATGGCGATTTTGTTGATGAACGAATGAAAACTCGTCTCAACAGTGATTTGGCTGATACGCTTGGTAATCTAGTTACACGTGTGACCGCCAAAAGTATTTTACCGGAAGGTCGTGTTCCCCTGAAGCCCAAGGATGAGGATTATGTTAAAGAAGACCGGAAGATTATTGAAATGGTTGAGAATCTGGTGATAAAAGTTGACCACTTGTTGAGTAGTGAACTGAATATTCAACAAGTACTTATAGGAATTTGGGAAGTCTTATTCAAATTAAACCGTTTTTTTAGTGATCAAGCGCCTTGGAAATTAAAACGTGAGAATGAATCAAGATATCAGGTGGTTATCTATGTGATTTTGGAATCTTTACGTATAATTAGCCTCATGTTAGGACCAATTATTCCGGACACAGCTAAACGGATACAAAATATGTATCATCCATCTATTATTGAAAATCCTTTTAGTTGGGGTTGTCTAGAAAGCAACACTGTACTTAGTCTACCTGAAAAATTAATTCTCTTTCAAAAAAAATAGTAAAATTTCGAGAATCCGAATAGATAAGTATTCGTTTTGGTTGATTTGTATTTATGGACAACTATATTTTTTATATATATAAACCAATCAAGATGCCAAGTCCCCGACCTGTAACCACATCTACTGAAACTTCAAATGTACAAATCAAACCTACTAAGGATAATTCGTCTACAGTCAAGAAAATGACTCCAGATTTATCTGGATACTACGGGAAACTAGGACTCTATACTCCTTTTTCTTAAATATTCTCTTCTTTCGTATAACAACTAGTTGAATTAGAGAATGGCTTGAATTCAACTAGTTGTTATAATATAATGTTTCTTAATGACATTTAGGCAAAAGTTTGGTAACGCCATTAATTACGAAATATGGATCAGGGGTGGTGATAGAGTTACTATTTTGGAGAGTTAAACAAACACTTGCTCCATCTTTGACACGAACTAAAGAATCAGTCAAGTCAAGACTAAGTCTAAGAGTAAGTTTACGAACACAATCGTTTTGAACAAGTTGATCATTTAAAGTTTCAACTTGTCCTGGCCAGTCATTGAGTGTTTGTTCATCCACTAACGTTTCAATTACTTCATCATTTTTGACAATTTGCAACAAAACTTTACCACACTGATCTAAAATGTCACTTAAAGTAGCTTCAGTAAAACAAGTTTGCAGACAAACGTTTCCGACAAATCCTCCTAAATAATTTCCGCATTTGGGTTTACACTTCGATTTGAATCGAGCGCAACTAACTTTCTCAGTTAAAGGCACGGTATTAGATCCACTATCACTATTATAAAGAGCAGTTATAATATCTGTGCTAATAGGTGATCTCCAGACAATAATCTGGTCTAAGCAACCATCAAAAGCACGCCATCCAAATCCCGAAAACATTCCAACGTTTGTTGGTTGACTAGCGATAGCAACTGGCTGTCCTCCTTGGAAAACAGCTTGGCCCTTCAAACCTTCAAAAGCACGACTGGCGTTATCACCAACACCGATTTGAGTTTCCATTAAGGTTTGTTCTTCCCCATTGAGGAAAATTTTAACAGAGCAGCCATCGTACCAGAAAACAACATGATACCAAGTATCAGCAGAAATTGGATCATTGGTTGTTTCCCATTGAGTTGTGCCATTATTAGGGTCGGCACCCAGTTTAAGACGGAATTTGAGGTTTTGATTAGAAAGCTGAGCACTGACGACGTGACTTTGAATTAAATGACTTTCTCCAGCAAGAGCACCGGTTTTAGAGATAAACCGGGCATCCTGTTCTAAATTACTAGTCTTGAACCATAAAGAAATAGCGAATCCTGTCTCGTTAAAGTTAATAGGGTCAACAGCCACCTTCTTTTCGTCAGTACTAGATACAAGCAAGTAATTTTCTAAATTGGGTACTCCTCCAACAGGACCAGCATAACTAACACCACCGTTAGAATCGACTCCAGTGACACCACCGCAACTGTCATCGAGGTTAAACTGAAAGTCCCAAAGATTCTGGACACAAGGATCGTCACACATATTGACTGTCTCAGTTTGAGTATTAACGGTCTCGGAAATAGCTAGAATAGGAACACAGCATTTTTTGGGAGCAGAATGTTTATGTCCTACTTTATAACAAGAACCACAGGATTGCTTGTGCTCATAACAATGCGAACCGCAAGATTGCTTGTGTTCATGTTCATAGTAAGGAGATCCACAGGGGTGGCAACCTGGTTGACGATGAGAGTGAGGGTGGCAGTAAGATTGAGGAGCACACTTATCTTTTAGATGCGAATAGGGAGTATAACTGTTATAATAAGGCATTATTTAGTATACTTATTATAAATAAATTAAATTCTAATATTTTGGAAGAAATAATTTATAGGTATGTTATTAATTGTGACTTTTAGCGCTTCATGGATCTTTAAAGTAAATAGTAATAAACCCAATAGGTAAAAGAATATATAAGTAATACAATTATTGGCATTAAAAGCAAAAAGAACTCAGACGGCAGTTCTTTTCTGACAAATTGCATAGATCGAATTGCATAACATCTTCTACAGATATATTCATCTGGATCAGTACATTGACCACAGAGAAACCCATTCTTATTTTGTTTGTTAACATAGACTCGCAAACTTGTTCGGTTACAGACCATGCAAGTTAATCTTTGTCCCCGATTCTGAGTACACTTGTTACATTTAGTACACTTTGATACTGTCTTGGAATGATGATGATGACAATCATCACAATGAACTGCCCCGTCATAAAACCTGACACATCTTTCACAAAAGTCTATTTGTTGTAACCGTGACCAACACCTACCTGCAATTTTCATTGATTTACCAGTAGATTTAGAAACTGCGATAGTCTGGTTGTTTTCATAATTTGGATAATAAATTACGCCGGGACGAGAAGACACTTCAAAATAATTAACTCGTCTGATCGGTCTTGCACTCGTAATTTTTGCTTGCTCGATTTTAGTCTTTGCCATTGAATTGAATAATATATTCCTGTCAAATTTTAATCATTTTTTTCATTATTCATTCTACTTATAGAAATTAGCTATTATTACAATTAGAAACAAGGGCACATAAATACTGTGTATTTCCGGTGAATTGACTGATAACTTTCTTATTATAAGAAACTTTACGTTTATCAAATATTTTATTATAGAATGAAACGGAAAAACGATTGGGTGCAACAAACCATTGATTATGCCCATCATAAATATGGTGAATTACACGGAGGAGTTACTGACCTAGACGAAAATGCTCTAATTAGAGAAATGTGTAAAGTAGACGGTGTGAATCATTACAATTACTGGTGTCAAATATGTAGACAAGACACTTTTGATCCGTTGATTGATTTTTCAACTCATCCCGAAACTAAAAAGATACTCGATACTCACACATTTTTGACTATTTCACCGAAGAGTCGTCGATATATTTGTCGTAAATGTAAAGTACCAAAAGATAAATTTTGGGGTTGGGAAACATGTCCGGATGACCTCAGACCCAAGAAAAATGAAGCTCTTTAAAAATTTAATTTGAAATGTCATTCCAACTAAGTGATCAGGGCATAGTTAATGATAATGATATGAAATATATTGAGAAGTTCTATGGTGTCAATATTATATCAGAGAAAATATTAGATAGTACTTTCGTGCCTTCTATATATACAGGGATAACTGATTTTATTCTGATTTGTAAATATCTTGATAATAACCCAGTTAAAAAACTGGTAACATCGAGAAATGAACTAATTTGGTGGCTAAATCAAGCCATTTCAATAATACCAAAACATGAATACGAATCAGGTAATACCAAAATAGAATGTGATAATTTATTACTAATATTGGTCAAATTAGAGGAATTATTTCTAGGAACTTGGATAACACGACCATTAGCAGACGAAAAAATCAATTATTTTGCACAAGTAAAATATTTGTCAAGGTGGCTGGACACTAAAGAATTTATTAATGTTTTTAATTCATCAAAAATGAGTGATGTCTTTCGTTGTCGAACGAATTTAAAACGTTTTTTGATAACTCTAGAAATAGACTCATATAAAATATTTTTAGAGAGATCACAGAAATTTATTATCTCGTTAATACGAGATTTTCTGGGCGAGCTGTATCTAGTTCAACTTTTCAACAGGACAAAAGATTTTCTAGCACAACATCAAAATTTCGGTTCTCTATTACTTAGAGAAGTAACCCAACAAAATTTGATCATTAGAGAGTATCATCAACTTCAATTAAAAACTTTTATTAGTAAACAATTGTGTTATCGTAAGGAAATAGAACATAACGAATTTGGTGATCGGGCATTAATATATCATATTTTTTTGTCGCAATGCATGGAATCGGAATTTCGTTTATATTTGGCAAAATGTTACGAATCTTTAGTTGATTCAATGGCCAAAAATATCGAAATTGTTACCTGTGAGGTTAACAAGTATCGTAGTAAGTCAAAAATAACAAGATTCCTGGTTCATCAAAAACAGAAATCTTGTAAGACCAAACTTTCTAAATTGAAAAATGAGTTACGACAACTGAAAACAAGTTTAGAAATAATCAAACCAACCGAATGTAGTATTTGTTTTCTGCACACTGAGGAGAAAGTTGGATGTCAGGTTTGTTGTAACGCTATCTGCTTGGGATGTTATAGTTCTCTGGATCAATGTCCATTTTGTCGTTGTCCATATAGTTCAAGAAGATAATATTATCCTTTGTTAATATAAACCAAACAATGAATATTGCCATTCTTGTAATAATTTTTGTCTTATTAGGAATGGTCCTAGTTCAGTATAGTGATACATTCGCTTGTCCTTGTCTATCAGACAATGATTTAGAAGGCGGTTCATCTTGTGAATATACTTTGCATAATGGTCCAGTACAGCAGCATGCAGGTGCACCTTGTAAATACATTTCATGTAAGGACCCAGTGCACCAGTATGCAGGTGCACCTTGTTATGGTCGTTCACATAATTTTTGCCTAAGTGATATAAATTGTGAGTGGAACCCATATTATGATGTTTGTCAAGGAAGAACTTACAATACTTCACCATATTATGGTTGGTATGGATATGGATGGCCTTATCGTCGATCATATTATCGATATCCGTATCATCGCCATCGTGGATACTATCGGCGCCGTCCTTCTTGGCTTTACTAGATCATATATTAAAAAAAAAATACATTTTGCGATTTTATAATGAGTCCAAGTTGTACAGAGTTGCTAATACATTGTTATATATCCGTATTAAGTGATCGTCCAAAAACTAAAGATGAATTAGTGGACGTATTGGATGATTTTTTCGACGGGCGCGCCTATCATAAAGATGATCGCAGAAGTATAATAACGAATATTGTGCTACGAGATCTGAAAATAGACTTAGATGACATTGATTATACTGATCCATTACATGCAGCAAATGTTCTAGAGATAATATATACTTGTATACTTTCATTTGGGATATTTTGGTAAAATGTCCTCTAATTTTGCAGTATCATTTAAAAAGATGTAATTTACTAAATGCATGCATCTTTTTAAAATGTTAAACCTGCCACAATTTCCTGTTATTCTCTAATTTTATTAGATTTAACAATTTTGGTCAGCAATCTCTGTTAGTGTATCGGTTAGATTGGCAAAATCAGTAACATAATAATCAGTACCATTAGGACCTTGAGGCCCGTCAGGGTGATTACCTGAATTGGAAGTTACTATGTAATTGGTAACTGAATTATCGAAATTGGTACCATCCCCGTCAGATTGAATAGGCTCTTTCACGTTATCAACATTAATGTTATTGCCAATTAAGGCTGAAATGACACGGGATCCCTTATCTTGTAAAAGGTTTGATTCAACTGCAGCTCTATAAACGAAGAAATCCTCGTTATCTCCGTTAGATTCGGGGCTCCTGCCAATAGAAACAGTTGGGTTTCCGTCAGTAATAAAAATAGTCAAATTAGGAACCTTAGTTAGAGTATTAACTTTCTTAAATGCAGCCTCCCAGTTAGTAAATCCACCAAATACACCATTTGCCAATCCAGTATCAATTTCAGATAGGATAGTAGATAATTCAGTATTCAGATCACGGTAAGTATCGCCACTTGTATCTGTGATAAACGTGGCATCATTGATATTACCAGTACCACCAAAACTCGAAGGGCCACTGAAACGAAGGATTGACATGAAAACGTTTTTACTGGCTAAATTATTAGCAATATCCTTGACGGCATTACGAACTGTTGCTTCATTTCCTTCTATAGATCCCGAGACATCAACAATGACTGAAAGATATAGGACTCCTTCACCGCAACTATAGGATTGGACTACACGAGTTGTTCCATTATTGCATACACAACATATCAAAAGTTCTCCTTCATCACTAATTTTAATACACCATTTGGCTGGCTCACTAGTTTTATCATTAACTAGACATAATTCCTGAACAACTTTGGGTACTTTGCACCTAGTATAACATAGTTTGGAAATGGCACCTGATTCCAAGTGGGTAACTTTGAGTCTCTTAACTTGAATGCTCTTGCTATCTAAAGCAATATCTTGAACACCTGCATTTCCGCCATCGGGAATCAAAACTGTCTTTTGGAGAACGTTGTCGCTATCGTATAGTTCAACTTTGCTATTTGGATTTTCAAAATCTATGACTTGAATAAGATTCACATAAACTGGACAGTCAAATTCGAACATGAACCAACCTCCATTTGCATAATCGTTCGGATTATTAGAGTTACCGTCTTCTGAAATAATCAATGCCTTTCCTAGTGATACTTCTAAATCAGAATCAGGGGTACCAGTTTCATCTGTGTCAAATATCATTAATGGGTGATTATTGGGATCATTGGTGGTAATATTGACACCTAGTAGATTGAGTTTGGTTTCTCCCTTTTCAAACTGATTAAAGTCTATACAAGTATCCTCCAAACAAAGATCACTCTTTTTGCTGGTTATAATAGTATCAAAAGTATTTTGGCCAAAAGTAATCCAATTTCCATCTATAGCGCATAATTGTAGTGACATACCTCCATATAAGATTGTGGTTGTCCCCGTTCCATTAATAGTTTGGTCGTTTTGCGTAGTAATGATAACCAGATCACTTAAAGAATGTGGTGTATCATTTGGATCCTTATATGTCATCCCTTGCAAAAGCATAGTACCAAACACATCACCAAGACGTAGTGGTTGTGAACACGATGTATGAACTTCTATGGATTGTAAGAGAGTGTCGGTCTCATCATAAATTAAAATCTCAGTCTCAGAACCAAATCTATCAACACTACTACCTGTTACTTGATCACCTGGATTTACAGTTGCTGTCACACTATCGTAATAAACTTCACCGCCGCCAACTTTCTGAATAACAACACGAACTGGATCAAATCCAGCACCACCTACGACGTGATCCATACATGATGACTTTTCTCCTTGCATGTTGTTGTCAGAATCACATGTCCCTCCAAGATAAGTAAATGTCATTGTTTTTGGCTTATCTTTGCAATCTTCACCTAATTCACCCTTATCGCAAGTGTTTTTAATAATAATACACTTGTTACATTCATCATCTTTCAGTTCAGCATCTGGAAGAGTTACTGTAATATTATGATTATCACCACAGGCCAAAACCAAATCTGTATTTATATCAACGGTTACGTCTTCTGTGACTGTTATCGAGACTGAAATTGGACAATATTCGGGACCAGTTGGACCTGTTGCGCCAACACCAGTTGCGCCCGTTGCACCGCTGTCTCCTTTCATACCTGTTGCACCTGTAGCGCCGACACCAGTTGCGCCAGTTGCACCTGCATCGCCAGTGTCTCCTTTCATACCTGTTGCTCCAGTAGGGCCAGGGTCACCCTTATCTCCTGTACGGGCAAGACATACAATTATTTCATCCATATTTGAAAAAATGACCCCTGTATCTCCTCCTAGATAAGTTGTATTCAATGTATACCATGATCCTTCATCAGTTAACGAGTTAATTGCATACATGGCAAAAGTTGAACTATCCGATTTTAGAGAAACTTTAATGTGTCCTGGGATAGTACTAGTACCAGATGCAATACTTGCAATAAATTCAGCAATTAAATCAGAGTTAGCATCAGTTTCACTAATATAAATTTCGGTAGCGGATTCTACGGTATTGTTATTAAAATGAACATTTCCACTCCCTGGATCGGTGTTATTATCCACAGTCGAATTATAATTGTATTCAAAACACTGGGCACTCAAGTTACCATCCTCTCCTTTCAGGCCAGTTGCACCAGTGACGCCAGTGTCACCTTTCATCCCAGTTGCACCTGTTGCACCAGTGACGCCAGTGTCACCTTTCATTCCAGTTGCACCTGTTGCACCGACATCACCTGTATCACCTTTCATACCAGTTGCACCTGTAGAGCCTGTCACTCCAGTTGTACCAGTCACGCCATCATTACCAGTTGCACCTGTAGAGCCTGTCACTCCAGTTGTACCGTCGTCGCCTTTCATACCAGTTGCACCTGTAACACCTGTAACACCCGTAGCCCCACTAACACCGGTAGAGCCTGTCACTCCAGTTGTACCAGTCACGCCATTATTACCAGTTGCACCTGTAGAGCCTGTCACTCCAGTTGTACCGTCGTCGCCTTTCATACCAGTTGCACCTGT